CAACAACGGTGTATCAAACCAAACACGCTGATAGGTTGTGCTGTATGCACGTCTCATTTCTAAGACATTTTCTAAAAGTCGTTGCAGTCCCAACACACTGAGGTTATTCATTGTGATAATAAATGTCAGACTATTGCGGTAGGGAATTTCAAACAAGTAGTGATGAGCATACCCCATGACACGGTCATGATTCATACCGTGTCTGATATATTCAGCGTGTTTAGGTATGCCTGAATCAATACTGACATATTGCATAAAGTGTTCAATATTGGTATTGCACAACTTTTTTACATAGTCCATATACTTTACAAATAAGGCTCCTTCTACACTGAAGTTTGACGTTACGTTCAAATGTAGATCAGGATTGGGCAGAGCCAGCACATAGTCAAATACCCGATATGTGTTCTTGTCCATTAGTGGCTCACCACCGGTCATGCGGAAATGCTTCAGTTGTGGGTATAGAGTAGGCCACCACTGCCAAAATGCTTCTACATAAGGGTTATGATCTCGGGCAGGGATAGGACGATTACGCCCAACAAAATGGCTAGGATCATTATGAGTAGTTCCAGTAGGATATCCGCCCAGTCTCTCGACCTCCTGCTGCCATGAACTACTGAATTGAGGGCTACAATAGCTACAACTAAGATTACAAGCGTGATTAAAGTTAACTTCAACATAACTGGGTATAATATCCTCTGTTCCGTTACTATTTTTAATTGTATCAAATGCATCAGCGGCCCATGGTTCTCCGGAACGATAATGTCGATCACTCAGCTCACCGTGTTTTTCAATGTTCCAGCAATAACTACACTCAGATGGTTTCTCATTTTTCAACATCATGACACGCTGTTGTTTCTTGTGTCCAGTGTTGTGTAGTGCGCCAGGATTGTCTCGGAGCACACCAGGATCTATACTGTGCAAGGGTGGGTGGTAGCACGAGTTGTTGAGACCAGTAGGCAAGTGTAGGCTTACTTGTTTCCATTTGGCCAAGCAAAGTGCAGGGCCTAACTTTTCCCGCATTTCTTCTGCTGCGTTCATAAACTGACTTTTATTTGTCATTACTGGCTCTTTTTATTGATAGGTAACATTCGTTAGTGTCGTAGTAAACATCTTGCACGTGATAAGGCCCAAATGTGCTGTCAATATGTTTTATTATCTGTTGTGTATTATAACGCAATCTATGGTACTGCAAGTGCAATAACGGCAAACATACTATGGCATTTCCTGTGGTCAATTGAAAATCTAAAACACTCGACGCATATTCACAATATTCTGGCACAGTCATGTACTTAAACGATTCTGCGCCTAACCATACTACATTGTTGTATCCAACATCTGGGGGCAATTTGTTAGCAACCTGCACAAATTCAACTGGGTCATAAGACTGGTGTTCCCAAATAATGCGATTACGTTCGAATTCATAATGACGAGTTGCAGCAACCGCTGGTGCAAAGCTGTCAATAGAAACAGTTGTGCCTGTTGATGTATTTTGTTTGACAAACTGTGCCAATCCCACGTTGTTTCTCGACAGAGCATGTGTTGCTTGGTAACGCATCCAGTTGCCTTCAAACTCAGCAACCGAATCGGGTCTGGTATTTTTAACTATCGATTCGTTCATAGTATACATTGGTTGTTGGGTGCGCAAAATTAAAATACTGGCCACGATCTTCCAAGTAATGACGGGAAAGTTCACGGTAGTCTAGCAAACTGTCGCCAATGATGTCTAGCAAATCAGCATCGTAATCATCGGTTAAATCCGACCACACTTCATTTGTTTCGATCACATACTTGTTGATGGCCACGTACAGCCAATGTGGGCGGTATGCCATCACTCGTGATTGCATTTCTCTTAGAAAATTTTCTAAGTTTATATTCAAATTGGTTTTCAACACAGCCAACATAAACGGAGCTGTTCTATGCAGATCTGCGGAGATTGCGCAGTCAGGTAATCGTTCTTGAAAATATGCTAGATCAGGATCGCCCAGCAAAGTCAAATTTGTAATACGATTTTGTTTAACAAATTCGATCAATCGATGATCTTGTTCTATAATTCCTTTTCCACCATAGAACATTTCTAGTTGTTGCAATCTCCAGCTGGCCATTACCATCCTTCTTGGCGTCTGATTACATCCATCTCAGAAACCATAATGCCGAGATTGTGCCAATTACTACGATAGTGATGCTTGAAAAACTTGCTTAATTCAGCGCCGTGTATACTCATAGGTAGGTCTAATTGTGTACCTAGTGGGCCTTGAAATTCCATAATGATATCAGCAGGATCGCGACTTTTATTTTCTTTCCAGATTTCAGAAAGAGCATCAAACGATTGAACTACTCGATAGTCCCAATCTGTTAGCATAGTAAGATATGTTCCTTGCCTGGCGCCAGCAATAGCCCACATGCCATTCTCTACATCGGCACCTACGTTGTGCCAAATGGTTAAATGATCTAAGTTGCGTTGATGTACACGGTCTTTAAACTCGCTTACGTTAGGCCGACGACCTTGATTCAAACACATTTTGACTCCTTCTCGGAATCCAGCACGCCAAGCCTGAAATGGCGTACCATTGGGATAGGTAGTGGAGTAGCAGTCGTGCATGGCAATATACTTGGGGTCAAAACAAAACTCCACAGTGGTTTCATCCCGACCGTCGGTGTTTTCGTGTGTACGCATGGTACGAACAAAATCTTGTGTCCATATACTCAACCCACCGTTGCCATACATGAGTCCGTTGATATGATTCTTTGCACGATAACGGAACACACAATCCTGATTACGATCATCTAAGGTCAGCTGCAAATTAAAAAAACTAGAATCAGGAAGATTATCGCCATCGATGAGAACAAATCTATCGGTGTCGCTGGCAGCGGCAGCGGCTTTGTGCGCTGCATCCGAGCCTTTGACGCCGTCCACCCTCTTGGCCCAGGGCACCATGTTTTTGATCTTGATCCAAAATTCTTCTTTTTGCGGTTCATCATAACTCAAATAAATTGTATCTAAATCGGCAATGTCAATTGTTGTCATAGTTCTTTAACTTCCATTTTTGATTGGGTTCTGCATCAACTACTATTGTAATATCGGTAGGATGGCAAGGTGTGCCTGATTCTGCCGGTATTAGTTTTGATGTCCTAGCTTGATATAGCCGGATCAGTTGTCCATTCCTTACTACTACTCGATCACTGCTTTCGGCATATTGCTCCGCTGTTATCTCAATATACTGTCCGGGAAGATCTTCCATTGAGTAGCAAACAGGATAACCTTGGTTGTCATGATACAATCTAAAAAATACAGGTTTAACTTTGGACCAGGTATAGTTATTCCAAAAGTTTAAAAAGTTACGTGTGTTTTCATCCATTGGGGTTCCAGTCTTTGATGTTGTAATGGACAGCACCTGTTTGTGCTACTGTATTGATTTGCAAACTTCCATTATTGTATTCCCAAGTTAACTCGCGTGTCCAATCTTGGGTGCGAGTTCCTATGATGTGTCGCTTCATATGAACTATTCGAGGATAGGTAGCAAAAGGCATGGTAACTGTCTCTGGACCCATTATTTGTGCTGCCATAGCATATACTATATCGGTAGTAGGGTCATCATCGGGGTAGGTCAACAGAGTTCGAAAGTCTGCCCAATTCTTAAATATACGCTGTACCCAAAACCAAAACTCTTGTGCTGTTTTACTAAGTCGCCAATAAGTTATGGCATTGTACACGTCGGGCAGATTGTTTGCATCAAATATTTTACGATAGTGTCTGCTGACAGCAGGACGATCATAGTAATCTCTAGCACCAGTTGAAACTACTACATCTTTGTGTTGTAACATATTCCACCAATGGTCGACAGAACTTGTTATCAACATGTCGGCTTCTAGTTTGATTGTTTGTCTAAACGGGCTGGCACGAAATGCTTGCCAATCATTATCGAGTTTCCAACTGACAGTGGACTGGTCGCCGTAGGGCAGAGGCACTACAAAATCAAATTCGGGTAGATTTGCTGCAATATCAGTTACCAAGCAGGTTTGAGCAGCGGGCATCCAGTGTTTAATACTGGCGTTTAGACGTTGGGCACAGGCAATGTAATCTGTTGTGTCATTATTGACAGCAATAATCAAGTATCCGCGTTCAGCTTGTACTGGCAATGATATCTCCCAAATGCTTTTTTCCCATGGCATGAAAATCTTGTCCCGCAACAACAACGTGTCGAAGTTTTGAGTCACTAGTTGTATAAGAAACTTGAAATTTGTCGTAGCCCATTTGCTTTAATCCATGTTCCGGCACTACGCTGGCCAGTGCCCAAGGCACCGTGGGCCATGATCCTTGATGCCCATGCAATGTATTCAACGCTATGCTTAATGCATGGTCATTGCGATAAGTTGATCTAGCAATACCATACAGGTTGCGATAATGTTGCCAGTGTTCGCGAATCATTGACATCATGTCAAATACACTTTTGCTCAACTGGGATCTACGAAATCTCATTACTGTTGCCCAGGCCATGGGCATACGATTGTTGCCAAACCAGTTTAAGTCATCGAATGTGCGTGTGCTAGTAACATCATATGCTGTAATTGGAGCCAGAAAATCCTGTGACATTTCAAATAATAAGTTTAATTGATCGCTACAGACAACATAATCGGCATCTAACACTAGTGTTTCGTTGTAGGGACTTAGGTTATATACATCCATACGGTTACCATTGAACCACGTTACGTTGTTGCCAATATCGGCAAAATATCTGGTACCGCCCGACTCGGCAGTGGTTAAGACAACATCTTCAAATGCAGTTGAGTCAGCAGGCACACTGTCAGTTATCAGTGTGGTTGGCAAACTCAAATGTTGTGCGATGCGCCTGGCACTCCAAGCTGCCATTGCCTGGTAATCAATATCGCCACTGTTGTAAGCAAATATAACTACGCCACGCATCATCGTTGCCGAGATAATTCTTCGTGTTCGATTAACCAAGCATTCATTTGCTCTTGCCATCTTTCAACAGCTAGTCTATATAACTCTGATCGAGTTACTTTAACCGGATTTTCATAAAGGTCTAACAATACCATTTCGGTTCCAGAACAGGCTAGAACAATGTTTATTAATTCTGGGCCTGCTCGCCACATGCCACCAGCATGAGCAAACAGCATCTTGGCTTCGTATTTTTCTTTAAGGACTCGTCGTGCAGCCGCGTGATCAAACCGGCTGCGAGCCTGTGCTACAAGTTCGTTAGTATCCATCATTTGATTATACAGGAAAGGAAGATAAAAGTAAAGGACTTTGAATAAGTCCTTTACCGTTTTATTGCAGTTTGATTAAGCTACTGTGGCAGCAATAGTTGGAGTTCCCCAACTTGCGCTTGTTAGATATGTTGAGCTAGGTGGGAAATAAGTTACCAAAGTGGTTGGGGCTGTGGCAGCACCGACTGAGGTAGCTGGACTACTTACACCAGTGCCACCAGAAATAGCATCAGTAGAACCGGCACCTGACCCGCCTGGATCAGTCCAAACTGTGGTCAGTACCAACTGTGTTCCTGTTCCTGCTGTTTTGGCTGAAATTTGTATAAACTGACCAGTATACGGAGCAGTGTCGGCAAACTGTTTGTAAATAATGGTATCAGTTGTAAGCAAATCATACCAACCAGTTGTGGTCAACAGTGTGTTAGGTGTGCCTGTTCCACCAATTTTGGTAGTACCAGTATATGCAGTACCGGCAATCTGCTGTGTTCCAGTTCCGCCAGTGATGTAAATATCACCAACTAAGGTATTGGCTAGATCGTTCCATTCTGTATCAGCTTCGGTCGCATCAGCAGTTTTACTTGTTTCCCACTTGATGCGGCCGCCTGCATTGAAGAAATACCGTGCAGCGTTGGCACTGGCAAATGTAATGGTGTGTGTAAAGGTAATGGTCCATGGAGTAGATCCAGAACCAGTTGCAGTTGTCTTGGATGTTGTTCCTGTAAATGTACCGTATTGAGTACCATTGGCAGCAGCATTACCTCGATTGGTAGTAAGTGTTGTCAAATCAGTATTAAGATTACTAAGGATAGTAATAATATTACCTGTTACCGGTGCTGTTCTGCTGGTAATTGTGGTACCTTGATGACTGGCCATTGAGCTGATAGTGTTAACTAAACTGGCCCATTGAGTAGCAGTAACCGTTCCAGCAGCCGATACTGTAGCCAGGGCAGATTGGCCGTAGCCTGAATCTGTACTGCCAGTTGACCAAATACCGTTAACATTGGCACCCGATGTGGTGCTAACAAAACCGTTATAATCGGTTGCTTGTATTAATCCGCCTGCTGAATAAGTCATGTTTTATTTTTCCAATTAGTTGATGGTCACGATTGCTTCAATAACGCCAAGACTTTCGCTTTCCTTGGATTCCAAAGCCCGACCAATTACGTTAAACGCTGTAGCTTCGCCTGTTTTGGCAGCGCGAGCTAGGCCGTCGCCTGCTGCTACTAATCGGTCACCTTTACGGATTGACCCAGTTACTCTAACTGGTACACGGCCTGTCATTGCGATAGGAGGGTGAGTTGAATCTGTTCCTGCACCAGAGTTCATTAGATAAGCAGCTCTTGTACTTATCACTCCGAATACATTTTCACTCAATTCATCAACAGATTTGGTAATTTCAGCTGAGCCGCCCAATTCAACCACTGTACCTGCTTCGTATTCGTCGTCAGCTGCAAAACGTTCTGCAACGTCAGCATATAGTGCTGTAGTAGCTGTGGCAAATACAGTGTTGAACACTGCGCCGGCAGCACCAATGTTGCCTACGCCGCTGGAGTTCAAGTTAGTAATACCAAGAACGCCCACTTGACTTGTGGCACCATTTACCAGCATTGCTGTAGTAGTGACACCGCCGTCGTTGACAACAATAGCAATGTTGGCATCTTGTGTTTGGTTTTGAATGTTAACGGAGCTAGTTGCTGTGGTAACTGAAATCTTAGCATCTTGATCAGCACCCACTGTCAAGCCAGTGTCGTTTAGGATACCTAATGTGCCACTAGTTGTGTCGTTGGCGTCGCTGCGCAAAAACGATGTGCTGAGTAAACCGCCCAGTGATTGAGAATCAGTGGAAGTGCCTCTAAACAAGTTGTTGCTTACTGTGCTGCTGAGCTGGATTCCAGGACTGATAGTGGCAAAACCAGAAATTGCAACTTGAGGAGTAAAAGTTGCATCTTTTGAAATAATACCAACAATTGTGTTGGCCACATACAATTTGATAACAACGTGATCAACAGCAACGTTATCTGTGACAGTTTCGACAATAGCGCCAGATGTTCCTTGACCAGACGAACTAGCAGGACCAACTAGAACAAAGGCAGTACCGTTCCAGACTTTTAACTGTTGGTTAATCGTGTCCCACCAAATATCACCGGTGACGTTTCCGGTTGGTGCTGTTGCGCTGGCAGTGGCAGCCGAAATAGTTTTGAAAGCTGTACCTGTGTACACTTTCATCAGGCTATTGGCCTTGTCCCACCACAGTTGTCCTGTTAGCGGTGCTCCCGGAGCAGTGGTATTAGAACCATTCTCTAAAAGATGAATAAAGTTTTCATCAAGGAATTCGCCGTATCCAGCGTAGTTTTTACCAACCAGGATCATGCTTGAGGTGGTGTTAATGGTACCGTCTGCTATAGTAGCAAAAATAGTGCCATCAGTTAAGTTAATTGTATATGCCATTTTTCTTTCACTCCGTCCTGTCAGTATTTATGGTAGAATTCTGTACCCATATTTATGCTGCACTCAGGTTCGTTAAGGTCTGAATACGCACAGTATAGTCTATTTGAATTTGTCTATTCAAGCTTTTTTGCACTGGGTGAAAAATCACATGGGTAATCAACATCAAATCATCTGAAGTTCCTTCCCAGGTTTTTAGTCCCAATTCGTCAAACACAAATTCACCGTTAAAATTGGTGCTGTTGTCAAATGCCTGTTGTCCAGCGGGTTCGCCGTAATCCAACAAACATGTTACTAATACATCTGTGTAAACTTTTCCACTGGTATGCAACACTGTGAGATTATTGCGTGTGGGATCTGTATTGGCTGGGCTGTTTCCATCCACTACTTTGAGATAAGTTTGGTTATACAAGTCAGCATTCTGACCGGTCACGTTGGGTGGTAGATAAGTGATGACCCCAGTGGGATCTACTGAACTGCCACCGTTGCCAAATGCCATGGCATAGATATAACCAATATTTTTGTTGGCTATGCTTTCAGCCAATGCTATACTCATGTTTTCATAATGAATAGCGTTGTGTTTGTCAACAAACACTTCTTTTGAATTGGGGTCGTGGATTTTAAGAAATCCTTCTACCATCACTGGCCCTAGCGACATCATGCTCTTTTCTCCACTATAACTTCTTCGGTATTAGGATCAAAAATCTTTATAAATCCTTCAATATGAAGTGCCCCATTTTCGTTGGGCTTTGTTGGCTTTTTTACCACAGCTGGTTCTATTTTTGACACAGGTTCTAATTTTTCGTTCATGTTGTTATTTACCATGCTCACTCACCCCGTATAAACCTTGCTGCCACTGTGTCCTGCTCTTGCAGTGCAATGCCGTTGCTGGCAGTGCCAGAACCGGGTGCATACCAACTTAGAGCACGTTTTACCAAAATAGTAACTTGATAGTTCTTAGTAGGTGCAGTAGCAAATACAATTGTCACTGGGTCGCTGTCCAAAATAGTATATCCACCAGTTTGTCGTATTCCGCCTACATAAACTTCTACAGCTTCGTCTTGCTCGGTCGAGTCCAAGTTAGCCACGGAAATATCAGCTGCGGTAAAGGTTGTTTCTGTGCCGTTGGCCAAGAAGTTTTCAGAAATCACATAGTTTTGATATTCTTGTGGTAATCTATTTCCTATTCCAATGTCATAAACTGCTGCTCCTGCTGCATGGCTGGCTGCGCCTGTACCGGCTGTACCGCGTCGTAAGCCACTGACAGTATTGTTGACAGTATCTCTTGTACGGTAAGCAATACGCTCGCCGTCAATGGTGATCAAACCAAAGATACCTTGTGGCAAGTTTGGTTCGCTCAGTACACTGGCATCATCTACATAGATTACATCAGCTGTTGCTGACAGAGTAGATGCCAGTTGTGTTGTGGTACTTGGAATAATGCGGTATGTGGTCTGCAGGCCGCGCATGTCTTGGAATATGCGGAAGGCAATAGCACCTGGAACCACACTGGAAGTGTAGCTGGTGATACTGACCACTTGCGAAGCATTGATTATTGGACCAGATATGTTAACAACTGATCCTTCTACCGTATAACCAATTCCTTCAAACAAGTAGAATCCGTCCAAGGTAACTTCGATACGCTCAACGTTTTCTATTAGGCGCCCAGTATCAAAGTTGTTGGTTTGAATCACGCTGCCTGTACTGAAGTCAAACGATCCGGGTGCATTGTTTACAGTGCCATCGTCAAAGTCAGTGTCATCATATGCTTGGCTAATCAATACACCTTGTGTGGTAGGGCCCTGAAATACCTGTGTAAGAATATTCTGTTCACTAGTGTCGTTAAATGTGGTTACTGACACAATGTCTCCGGCGATTGGTATCAATGGTCCAGACGTTTTCCATATCAGTGTATTGCCGCTGATGTAATACTGGGCAGCAGTGCGCACTGATATCAGGATTGTTGCTCCTGCAGGTGGTGACGAAGTCAATGTAATAGTTCTGTCTGTACTGCCATCATACGGATCCACTATAAAATCGATACCTAGTATTAATGGTTCATTGTTGACGTAAACGCTGACATCGTTATCGGCAATCAAGGCCTGGCTGTATCCGCCGTTTGTGGGCAGATAGTATTGCAAGCTGGAACCATCGTCGATGTATTCAACGCCTTCGGCAGGTCTCGCTCTAATACCATTTTTCTCAACAATCACGTTGGCAGGATTAGTACCTTCCAAGCTGTTGGTCAGGGTATAAGCAAAGTTTACACCATCAGCTACAAAGTATTGTGTCTGTGGAACACTCCACGAGTATCCACCTGCAGTGGTTCCCATGGCAGAGATAACGAGTTGATCAGTTGAGCTATACGCACTTGAGAATGTGACCAGTATATTATAGGTATCGTAATCTGCAAATGTGTAGTTGGTGGTCAACTCTCCATTGACAAATATTACTAGTTGTTCAACAAGACTGTATTCGACTGGTACTATCAATCTGTTTGATGTTATATCTGTACCGTTGACAGATTCTACATGAATCTGGTTGCCGCCACCTAGACTGTAGGCTGTTATCACAAACACATTACCTTCAAACACATCATTCAAAATGGTTGCTGTCTGATTAGGCCAATCTAATACAAAATCAACGTCGGGTGTCAACTGAATACCAGTTGTAAGATTGTAAACTTGCACAACAGTTGGGTAAGCCAACAACCCTGCCCAGCTGTAGTTTTCGGTTGCAGCAGCGTAAAGATATCTACGCGACGACACTGGGAAACCATGTCCGTTTACGTCCCAATCTGATCCCGGAGTAGTATACACACGCATGTCTAGCGTGTCGAACATGGCTCCTGGAACTAGTTCTTCTGGTGCATGGCTTGAATAAGTGTCGACAAATGCACCGCCAGCTACTACAATAGGGTTAGGTCCAGTTGTAGGTGGTGCGCCGTTATAGGCCGGTGCAGGCAAAGTACCCAAGAATGGATCTGTAAATTCGCTTTCGTAAATGGCATCTAATATAGCAGGATCGTATGTGGGGCGACCTTCTGGGCCATAGGCCAGGTTATCAAACGGATTAATATCAAAGTTACCCACATCAAACCCAGTGTTTTGACTGAAGTTTGGTGCAGATACTTGTACGCCGGGATAATCAACTCCGGTTATCAACAAGGCTAAATCAAGTCCGGGTTCATTTACTTCAGGCACATAATAGCCCATTGTACGGTTAACACCGCTAAGGTCACCGGCTGAAACAATAGTCCATTGATCTGGGTCAAATGTTGCGTTTAGTATTGCGACACTGTCATCGGTGTTGGCGGCCCATACACGATCTGCATAACGCACTTGTGTTCCGTTATCGTAGCTGACATCTGGTTCCCAATCAATAATTGTAGTTTGATATTCGTATCGATCGTATTTGATTGTAGTCACAATGTTTCTTACTAGACCGTTGCCCATTACTGGTATAGCGCGAGCTCTGCGACCCAAGTAATTCAACAGCGCAGTACCATCAACCACAGGTGATATGGTAGCAATGGGCGGCACAGCATTTAAGAATCCACTAACAGTGACATTATAAACTAGTCCATCCGGTGTTTGGAATACTGTTCCAGAAAATACCTGTGTGTTTCCAACCCAAGGCACTGCTTCCGGCAATCCGCCTACAAGTTCTATTGTGGGAGTGGTTGCAAAATCAGTTAGATCAGCAACTACATCAATGGCTACAACAGATCCAGCACTATTGACACGGCATACTAAACCAGTAGTTGTTTCTCCGTTTAGTAGTATTTCTGGAGGTTCTGAATATCCGTCTCCGCCGTCGGCGATAGTAACTGACTCAACACTCAGCAAGTAATTTTGATACCACTGATTCCACGGTAGTGTCTGCCAAACTTCACTGGTACTGGGAACACTGCTAGTAGTGCTCAACACTGGAGGAATTGCATTGTCTAACACTGGACTTATGTAAAGATTTTCTGTTGCGTCCCAGTATGCTGGCAAGTCAAAGTCATTGACTGTGCCGTTGTACTGATCAAAGCCGTTATAAATCAAGTTGAATTCGCGGATCTGCACATGGTAAGGCTTGACTTCTTGTATGTAATTCAACACAAAGTCTTGGTTGTCGCGGCGGTATGATTGGAATGGCACCAATTCACGTATGGTGTGGTTGACATCAATCAAGCTGGTCTTGGCCAACCAAGTAGGTGCTTGTTCTTCGCTTAAGATGTAATTAAACATCAAGATCAATGCACGGTTACGTTCAATCAACAGGTCGCCTACTAGTATTTCCTCGTTGATGGCCTGTATGATTTTACGTGTTTCAATTACAGGTTCTTGGTCGTAATACTGTGCATCAAATACTTCAACGTCAAATCCAAAGCGTCCTAAGCTGTAATCCCATAAGGTAGCAGAAAATTCTATGGTACCATCTTGCAGACCTACTCTGGTCCAGGTTGGAACAGCAGCATCTGTCAATTGATAAATTTCCCACTTGCCTTGTGCATTAGCAGTTACTTTAACGCTGCTGCCCTGAGGAACTGAAATTGTGCCCAAGGCTGAATAGTTAGGAACTTCTATCAAAATACGGGTGGCCGAATCATATCCGGGCTGATACCAGTTAATATAATTCCAGTACTGCTTGGTATCGTAATTTTGTACCCTGGTCAGCAACAATATTTTTTCACCAGGTAAATTGCCATTGGCAACTTGATATATGGTCCATAGACCGTTGTTGGTTACATCGCTGGCCACCAAGTATCGGTATCCTACACCAACTTCTTCTAGATTTTGAAAAGTCAACTCTTCATAGTTGGCCACACGTTTGTTCCAGGCACCCGAGTAACTAGATGGTTCTGGTTCTGCACTGTTCAACAAATTAAACACACGAGATTCAGAAATAGGTAGCTGCAATATCACACTGTTGACACGAGTTAGATAATTCTTCAGTGCCAAGAATCTGTTAACAAACATGCTCTGACGCGGTCTTGTTGCCACGCCATATTGTTCGCTGATGGGTGCTTGTGGGTCTGGTACGGGTGCGCCAGTAACATCTACACCGCAGAAACTGTCTTGTAGTTTGTTATAAAGTGCGGGAGCTAGGAAGCCGTCGGCTCTGTCTTGAACCACCAACTGGTATTCCACGTGTACAGCAGCGTCGTTTAACGTTTGATCGTATTCAACGTGGAGAATGGTGTCTTGGGCTGAAATGTACTCTAGACCATTGTAGATAGCAACGGTGCTGGCATTAATTGGCGCAATATAGCTGATCCCACTGCTCTTGGGACTTTCGATATAGTTACGGATAGTTTCTATACTGAGTGTTTTCTTGGCTGCGGTGTTTACAGTGGTTATTCCACTAACCCAGAAATAATATACAGTATTGAAAATTCCTTGTTGACTCAATGAACTGGAAATAACATAGCTGTTGACATACAAAGGTATCCCAGGGCCTGTGTAATCCACAGGAGCTACAGAACTAGCAATCCACTGATACACATTGATAGTGCTGCCCGGAAACAGTTGACCCCAACGTCGGCTGGCGTATACCACGTCGTCTTGATTGACATCAATGAATCTGGCATCAGTGGTGTTCCACCAAATCTCGCCCACTCGTTCTTGTGTCCAGCTACCACCGTAATTGTTTAGTCCACCAATGTTGTAGGCAGCAGGGTCTATGGCACCAATGTAGTTGATGTTTTGTGCTACTACACCTAGCAGGCGACCTTGTAGCGGATCAAAATAATCAAAGTATTGTTTTGGTTTGTTAGTCACACGATCGTACATGTAAACTGTATTCAACAGGTTGATGTCGACCACAGGTTGTTGTAAACGTGTGACTTGCCAAGCTGGCAGTTGATTGTCGTTTCTAAACCAAACAGCCCGACCGTAGTTGGCTGCGCTGTCGCCTTGATCATTACCGGGAGCACCAATCAACAAGGTACCAGTGGTATAGTCAAGGCCTGCACCAAACTCGTCCAGGCTTGCCATTGAGTTGTCAAAAATTTGTTGACCAAATACAAACTGCGCAGGATTATTAACTGACGGTGATGCAGCAGGCAGTTGATCGTAAAGATACACTACACCGCTTTGAGTTATTGTGTCGCTGAATATAGTAGTTTTAGCATCAAATGTTGTGGTTTGATCGTCGAATGTCACAAACTCTATTAGTGCTCCATTGGGTGCGCTAATCAACAAACTTGTGGTATTATCACTGATAAACAATTTCTTGCCAAAGTTTGCATAAGATTGCGGAACAGGTGCTACAATCTTCTGTTGATGTACATAGATATCAAATCCTACATCAGTAAAAGCTGTGCCAGTTCCAGGCAGAACCTGTAATCTATTCAACGGAATTGATGCTGCAAAATTCTTAACTGACAGTGTCATTCTGCCCGACACCACTGTTATGATAGTGCCAAAAGATGGAGCAGTAGTAAATGTTACAGTTTCATTGGTGTTGTTATAAACATAATCAACACCAGCAATCTGCACCACGTCGTTGATTAGTACACGGGTGGTATAAGAAGCGGCAGCTGAGTATATGGAACCAACATCAAACACCGTTGATGTTCCGTCGCCCAACAGTTCTACATCTGTAGTCAATGTTGCTTGAACGTTCGGAACCAACGCTGCGTTGACGTCATTAACTAGATCACTAATGGTAGTTCCAGTTAAGGTGACAAAGAAGTTGCGCACACGAATAGTGTTGCCTGCTGTCAGTGTTGGGTTGGCAACGGTGCTAGTGATAGTTCCATACACACGAGCTTGGTTAATGTCAAATTCTACAAAGCCTGATTGTAGAAGTTCAGAGTCAGCAAACGGTGCACCAATATACACGCTGCAATCGTTAACACATTGGTCAACTACATAACCAAACTGATCGCTATTGCCAGGAGTTTCTGATATTATAGTTTGTATCAACTCGAATGTGTTGGTTTCTACTGTAACAATATCACCTACAGCGATTGTAGTGTCTAGAGTGACTGTGCTGCCAGCCACAGAGAAAGTACCACCAATGTTGCCATCGGTATTGGTTAGAAATTGTCCATTCAGCAGTACCGAAACAGGTGCAACAGGAGATTCGACAGTGGTGTAATCAAGCACACTGGTATCAGTTACTTGGAAATTCTGTACGCTTCTGTCAAACACATACACAATACCTGCTCTAGGAATACCATTAACTGTAACATCTGGTGTTCCCACCATAACCTGTCGGCCATCTGTGGTTGTTGATACGCTGAAACCAAACTGTTCAGTGCTGCTCAATCCTGGCACGGTTAGTGTGTCCACTAAGGTATAGTAAGTTTGTGCTTTTACTGCGATTTGTGTATCGCTAGCTGGAGCCACTGCAAATATCAAATCTTGCAAACCGTTGACACTGTAGTCAATGACAGGACGTTGTATTGCGCCATCAACATAAACTACAACAGAATAGTTGTTGACAGCTGAATAAATGTTGGCTAAACTAAATGTTGTAGTTGACCCGTCGCCGACAAAAGAAGCAGCAGGACGACGTGTAATTGTTATTACTGAACCTTCGACTGGCGGAACAGGGAACACAACATAGTTGTCAGATACTGTATAGTCTGTGCCAAATGTCTGTATCTGATCGCCTACTGCTACCGCCAGTTGTTCGTCGGTAGCTATGACAATTTTGTCGCTGTATAAGAATAAGTTTTGACTTGCACCTGCTATTAATTTTGTAGATTGAGTTTGGTAATCAATACGACCGTAAGCATAAACTACATTGCCGCCCGGTGCGCCAACATAGATCCAGCGTTCATCTTGACTCATGGTAACAGCGTGACCAAAACGGTCGGTGGCAGTTATTGATTGAGCAGGATCGATGGCCAATAGCTGCGCTTGTTCAAAAAAGTTTGAACCAGGATCTCTATAAATGACAGCAGCGTAGCCGCGGTCGGACGAGCTGGCACTGGCTCCCACAATGGCCCAACTTTGATCACCAATATCAGATGCATTACCGTAGCCAGCAGCATCAGTGGTTCCCAACTGTAAAATGCTGTTTTGTTCGTAGACGTTGTCGGGTGTTTTGACATAGGTATAAACAGCACCCGGAGCGGTGGCCAACGCTGTGGGATTGTAGCCAGGTGCACCAATCAGAGCACTGAGATTGCTGAGACCTTGTGCAACACTGGCGCCGAAGCGAGTATTTTCGTACTGTGTTTCTGGCGTTAGCTCTGTGGGTGATCCAAATGGATCTGTCTTTTCAATAACTTCCCATAGACCATCACCATTGTTGTCGACCCAGACACGAGCTCCTGGCACAAGCTGTAGGGCATATGGTAGGTCAACCACATCAGCTGCTTGTGATACACGAGCTGTTTGTAGTGTAAAACCTATGCCAGTTCCAGTTATTGTGGTTTGGAATCCTGTAAATACATAATCAATCAACAAGCTGGTTAGATCAGTTACCACACGTACACGATAGATGCCGTTGATGCTAGGATCAAAATACTTGATTACCAACACATCGCCTACTGACAAACCATGAGGTTTGCTGAACTGTACCAAGGCTCGGCCATCAAGGTTGTCAGACACAGTAGTAATATCACCTGAGATAGTTTCTGTGCGGTACACGTTCCAGTCATATGGATTTACTTTGGCCACCCATATTGTAGTTGCTTGTCCGATGTCATCTAACACCAGGCTACCAAAGCCAGCATCAAACTCAAACAGGGTTAGGTCCACGTCGGCTAAGTTGACATATCCGGCTGTGGGTAAGGCAACATCTGCTGACGAAGGCGTGGTGGTGGTAGGTAGTATGTCAGGGGAAGTTAACACTGTGCTAGACTTCCACACATTCTCCAACAGTATTGCTTGATCAGCTTCAGATTCTTGCTGTGATAATACCACTTGAACTAGGCTTGGGTCGCTTGGTAATAAGGCTTCGTTCAATCTCAACTCAAAATAACTGCGGTTAGCAGTTGCACCATATTGACCTCGTAAAATTGCCCAGTATTCGTAAATGTCATATTGAGCTACTTCCTTTCCTAAGTCAGCAAAGCTAAACAATTCTGCTGCACGAATAGTGCCTTTACTGCCCAAGAACTGCTGATATAGATTAACTTGACTTACATCGTCTAAGTTAAGGGCTTGCATATACTCTCTTGGACGGAATCCAATCAAGCCATAGCTGAATAGATCAACTTCTGATTCCAGGTTGGCGTCAAACACACTGTAAGCTGTTGCCAACTGATCGCTAGCGGTTGCTGCGTTGGGCAGCAAACCTCTTTGTATAGCACCGTAGTCACTCTTGATCCAACGATTATAGTTGAATTCTTGGCTAGGCTGAATGATTGTGCTGGCTGACCAGTACTCGTTCTTGAACAACACAATCTCTCCTTTGGCATACTTGAAATTTGGAATCCACTCTGGAATATTGTCTTGATTGAGTACAAAGCCTGGGGCATTGACAGTGCCGTTCCAATCACCGCTGAGATTACCAGAAACTAAGATACGATTCTGTCGTGCGCCTGTCACTGGCTGGTATATCAAGTCAGCAAAGATGCTGCGATTGTCCAGAACCATTACATGTTCAAATGCAGTAAATCGCAAGTTGATGAAGTTTATGGTGTCGCTGGTTAGGCTGTTTACCTTGAAGAAATTGTTTACACGGTCAATCACCAGATTGCCTATTGACAAAGGCTGACGATTTTGATTCAATATGATATCAGTGGGACTGTATGTCTTGATACTATCAACCACACTCAGTGGTTGATCAACACTGATGCTGGTTGCTGCTGGGTTTAAGTTGATAATTGTGCCTACTGCCCAACCTTGTTGAGTCCAGTACACAAACTCTTGTGCCATTTGCAACCAATCAAGTACGTAACCATTTTCTCTATCAGCAAATACCAATCCTTGATTTTCCAACAGTTTGCCGTAGCTGACCAAGAAGTCGCAGACGCCACCAATATTGGTAAATGTAAATCCGTAAGGAACTTTAACAACATTTGTTGTGTGGTCAAGAGCTATTCTGACTTCTGTTCCGCTGACAGAGATAGTTGTGTTGCGACCGCTGGGGCGAGATTCTAGTATTTCAAAGTAAGGATTCTTTGTGCTGTAACCCAGCACAGTGTATCCTGTTTCAACTTTTTGTACAATAACTGAGCTGTAGGTAATTTCATTAAATGGCTGATTCTTGTACAGCAACAACTGGTAGCTTTCGTCTGGTAGTAACAAACTTGTGTTGAGACTACTGGGAGTAGATCTTTCAGTGTAAACTTTGAGATAGTTCTTGTCACTAAAGGCTGCCATTCTCCAGCACAAACGAACATCAATATTATCTAAGGTCAGCGTGAGATTGTCAGTTGAATTAATACCCAGTTGACGATTGTAATCAATGATCCAATTTAAGTAGCTGGCCTTGCTGTTTCCATTACCGTACAAGGGTGTTAATTTTTTAGCGTCTAAACGATAACGACCATCCCAAAGATATTGATCCAATGATACATCAAATACATAGCGATCGCGATCTGACAACAAACTAAAGAATTCAGCAGGCTTTGTTAAAGCCAACAGTCGCATGACTGCAAACGGCCAAGCACTGCTGGTGCGCCAAGCGTTTTCTACCGGGCCGTCATCGCCAAATGTCCAACTACGACGGAAACTTGTAGTATTGTAATTGCCGATTACCGAATACAGCGGGCTGACTAATTGTCCTTCAGAGTCGACTGGCAACACTGTCAGCAATTTGGGACGAACAAAGCGCGGATCAACTCGGTAGTTTCCAGGTTCTTTGATCAAGCCAGCAGCCAGGTCATCCCATAAAACTGTGTTTCCTGATGTGTATGGACCAGTGCCGTATTCTGCAGCCCACCAGTCAGGTTCTTCAGTCAAGCCCAGCATTTGCCAAGGAGTTGAATCTGGAGTGTAAGTGTCGTAAAAATAGTTGTACAGGCCGCGCCAAGCACCAACAGGCACCGGCTGCGCATTTAATACATTGCTGCTTTGGCTGTAGTTGTAGGTGAATTCGTTGTTGGCAATGTAATTCTGCGTGGTATAATCCAACTTGTTCCAACCTACCCAAGTCAGAAAGTCTGTGCTGAGAATATCATTGACTTGGGCTAGTGTGTATTCAGTTGTTCTGAATTGTCCTGGCACTATATCTTCGTAAATTAACGGAATAGCAGAAACAATTTTAAGGTTGTTAAAAATTCTCTTTTCAAATTCCAACAGAACCTGATCCCGTATGTCGTTAAATGCCAGTGTAATAGATCCATCGTGGCCGCGTATCACTGCTCGTGGATCAACATAGGTTGTATCAACATAGATTTCGGGACGGAATGCAGGATACAATCCCATCTTGGTTGGTGTATTGGGCACATAACTACCGTAAGTGGTAGGATACTCACGAATTTTAATAACATCGCCTACGGCCAAGGGCGCAGTAATAACAAGACTTGGTGCGTCTGGTACTACATCATAGTCATAACCGCGAGTCAGTAAAACACCATTTAGAAATACTGATAGACCCAAATAATTTGATGCAGTGAAATCATAAGTCTGTATGGTATCAAATGCGGGGGTGCTGATGAACGAATAAGTGTAAGTGTTCTCTGTATAAGTTTCACCTGCTGTGATCATGTCAGACCAGTAGAACGGCGATATTTCGCTGCGGCCCAAACCGATCTCTTGCAACACAGTATCAAGCACTTGGGTAGCTGTTAGGTTTTCAAAATCACCTTGTGTGGTGAGATCTAACAGCAGGGCTTTGAATTTGGTATATTCTCTGCTGTTGAATTCCAGGGAGTTGAATAGTTCAAACTGTTGTTCTCTCAAGAACACTCCAGTTAGAGCCAAGGGTGACGAATGTTGAACAATGACATCACCGTAAGTGATAATGTCGCCTAGATCGCGTGTGTTGTTTGCTCCAACTATAGGACCCTGAATGGTCTTGAGATTTTGACCAATGCTTTCATAATGTGTGCGAATAGTACCCAGCGTAAATGTGTTGCTGTTTTCGTTCAATGGATTGTTTTCTAAGTTCAACGGAATTTGATAAAAACCAACACTGCTGGTCTGGTTACTGAGAACTTGTACTTCAACGATGGCTCCATTGGCCAGTTCATCAATTAGTGTTATTGTAGTAGATTCTGCACCTACAGTATATGTGTAGTTGGTTGGATCCAGAAAAACGCCTTCTGCAAATAACTGTATTGGTGCGTATACTGTTTCGGTGTCAATGGCAATGTCCAACACCAGGGGAGATTGATCATAAACAAAACTAAACACTTGACGACTGCGATTTTCAGCCGCAGCAGGCTGCCACCCAATCAAGCTGCCAAAGGTCACACGATCCACATACTGTCTAATGAAACCTGTGCTGATGGCCAACTCTGAACTGACATTATTGCGTACATAGATAAAGGTGTCAGTGTAAAGATAGTTTTGAAATACAATATCGCCTACGTTGTTGATGTTAAGATAGCGCAGAGCAAATCCCAAGAATTCATCAATGATTTGTGTTGATCCTGTAGCATAGCCAAACAGTTGGCTACCGCGGAAAGTGGTACTGGGATAAACAGCAAGATTACTGAAACTAACACCGTTGGCATCGAACACATCGAACAACGGCGGCTGATTTACCTGTGTCTTTTCCTGAGCAGGGATCCAGTCAACACCGTCAAACCAAAAGCTTTTTCCTTGTTGGGTATTTCCACTGAGTGTGACCACAGTTTGATTAACTAACGCAGTTCCTAATGGGACTTCAACCAAGTCAATGATTAACACACCGCTGTTGTTGGGATCAATAAACTGCACTTCGTAAATTTTATTACGTACCTCTTGGTCAAGGTCAGCAGCAAATATCACACGACTGCCTGTGATAAATGTATAGCCATCTATACCATAGCCGCGTTGGCCGTTGATGTTGCTGAGTGCATCTGTTTCTTGAAAGTCAACCACGTTGACTGGCGTTTTGCCTTGTGTTCCAAAGTTGTAAAGATTAAGGTTGGCTCTAAATTCAATGATCGGACGCTTGGCACGACGATTGTTGTCAATCACTTGCACTTGATTGTTGTAAGTAGCAGTGGCGCGAATTACGTCAATGTGGAACCAACGGTTGCTGCGTGTCCAGGCATTGAGATCACAACTGGCACGATTGATAGTGATGTAGTCTGGCACTGTTGGTGCATTTAAGCTGGCATCGTAAGGTTCGCTGTCATAGCTAGTGCTGTCATAAGGAATAGATGCACTGCGTGTATAAGTTTCTGGAGTTACAAATTCGCTAACTAGCAATAACTTGATACCGTTGCCTATGTTAATTCTGGGCACTGCGGTATTGGACAGTGGAGCACCTGCGGGAGCACCGGCTCCTGTATTCAGCAGGCTTTCTTCTACAGTTTCATAAATGTACTGCTGGAAAGTGGTAGTTGAATGTACAGCTCCAGTCATTAACTGGCCTTGGTATGTGTGGAAAGCACCAAAATATGCTTCGCCGTCAACAAAGCCCACTCTAAATTCTTCGCCAGGCCCGGTACCAACACCTTCTACATAGTATTCCAAATTCTGATATCGAGCTGGCTCAATTGGGCCGCGGAACTGCACTTTGAGTCCATTGGTGAATACCACTCCGTTGGGGCTGGTATAGTTTTTGGCACCAATGATTTCGTTGATATCGATAAACAGCTCTTCGCCTGGATCTACCAGTTTGATACGGCCAAACAGTTCTGGGTCGGTACCATCTTGATAGTATAGATCGTCTAACACCGCTGTCAGCAGAGGAATCTGTTGGAAGTAACCTTCGGCATCTTTGTACCACTGAGTACTAGCGTAGATTGTGCCAAAGTTAATGGTAAACTTGCTGAAGTTGGGAATTGTTTGAATGCTGGTAAGCTGCATAAAAGGATTACCAGACAAATCGTTAATGTATTGTATTTGCCAAATGCTGTAGCGTTGTGCTTGGCTATCAATGTTAGTGGTTTGATCAAATGTGGTTGTGTCAAAACTGCCAACCAGTCCATTGTCAGCGTTGTCGCGCGGTAAAGGGTCAAACTGTGTGGTTACTTGCCAACCACCATCCTCGGCATCAGCAGTGGTGTTAGTAAAGATTACAGTACGACCATCGAGGTTGGTAATACCATCAATACCTTCGGGATACTGGCTTAAAAATTCACTGACATAAACATTGTTTAGTTGATTAAACTTGAGGCCTGTTAATAGATCCACAGTGCCAATATTGGTCAAAGTGTAATAAAAATCTTGTGCTGTTTTGAGTGGCACATTAAAAGTCACTGTTCCTTGACTTTCGCCGTTATTGATAACACCCAGCACATCTCTGCTGCTAATGTTGGGTGTAGCCGGCATACGGCCATTGACTCCAGGTGCTGCCTGAATCCAAAAATTAAAACCTGGTTGATTTACATTAAATTCGTAGTTACCGCCACGTACTAGTGTCAATGTGGGATTGTTTCCGGCTAGATCGCTGAATGTATAAGCTGTTTCGCCGCGTGTGATTTCCCAAGCATCTGTTAACGCAATGGGAGTTCCAAACACATCAACTGAGTCAGGTCCTTGTGGCAACCAATAATATTGGCTGTAGTTTGTAAACTTGTCCAGGTCGCAGAAAGGATCCCATGCGTAGTATTCGCTTTGGAACAAAGCATCTTGGCGAACAGTGTCGGCACCTTGGAGATTTAAGGCATCAATCATACCAGGATAGGTGATAACATCTTCAACTGTGTTAGTTTCTGGTTTGAGAAACGCAACACCAGGTTCTAGTTGATAATCACTTCTGGTAGCAGTTGGCTCTGTGACATAGTTATCAGCAGGATTTACGCCAGGACCAACTCTGCGGCCTACATAACCTTGTGTGCGCTTGATGACAGGCTCTTGAGTCAGTTGATCAAGTGTTGCTCCCAAGAATTGTTTATTCGTTTGTGTGCGAAATATTTCTGGTAGTAGATCTACGGTGCGACGTGTAGCCATTAGATACCAACTCCTGCAGAAGTGCCTTGACTAACGGCTGTTGGATACAATCCAGATACAGCAGTTTGACTGCGGATATTGCTTTGTGTTAAGGCGTCAATCACTTCAATGTCTGACACAGTAGCAGCACTGACAAAAATTTCATTGGCGGCAGACCGTATCTCATAAAGATCGCCAAAACTCTTGAGTGGGTTTAATGGTACTAGGACCACTGAACTAATAATCGACCCCAGTTCCTTGTGCAGGTAAGCAGCTAGTTCGCTGAAGAAAAAACTATTGCCAAAATCCCATTTGTCTATGGTAAAATATTCGTTGATGCTAGCAACTACACGACTCTTGATTTCACTTATACTAGCAGTGGTCTTGGCTGCCCGAACAACTTTGATAGTTCCGCGTAGTTCTGGGACAGCTTTGGCTCCAAATAAAGGTTTGAAAACCACTGAATTTAAAATCATGTTGTCTGATATCATCTTGTAATCATTAAGTCCAGAATAAGCCAAACTCAACTCGTTGATAGTAGGAGGTGCAGGTTCTGGCACAGAGTCTGTTGTGTCTTTAACATAGTTTTGATACGCAGTATAGTATTCTTGATTCACTATGTAGATGTCAATGATATTGGTGATACCAGGATCGATCACATTGGTCAATCCGCTGTTGTGTCTATATTGGAAGTATAAATCTTGACGGCCGACTTGTGCAGTAAAATCAGCACGTGGTACTATAGTACGCTGTATGATTCCGTTGATGTTGGAAATTAACAATTCATAAAACAAGCCACTTTCGTAAGCGTAGAAGATCTGGCCATTAATGAATTGACTTTTTACCAACTCGATAGCGTCCTTGGTAGCATAGGTTGAGTTGACTATGCCTGACGCCACTGGCAAATAGTTTTCAGTGTCGTTAGCGTCGGTGGTCAGTTGTAGGAATATCAGCTTGGAATTTGGGTTTACACCTGGTGCTACAATTTCGTTGAAGAAGTCAGGGTTATCAGCAACTCCGTCAGAATCGCTGTCGCGATAACTGACCACAACCTGGAAGTCATTTACATAACCGTCGCTTTGTACTGGCTGTCCAATAATTTCCATCGATATGTCGCCTGGCAAAGGTGAGTTTGAATCAGGCTTGGAATTGGTTTTAAGAACACGGACAAAGTCTTTGATCACTTTTCCTGTCTTGCTGTCATATATTTTTTCACTTGTGTCAAAGAAAAATCTAGTTTCAATGATGCTGGCAAAAATGTAATCTAATCCGCGTGATAACACCGTATAAGATTGCCCGTTAGTCACGAACTGTACCAACCAGCTGGCATCAAGATTTACGCCTTGTGTGTTTTGGGCATTGGTCAAGCTGAAGGGTGCGTCTTGTGCTAGGTTGGTACTGGTAATAACATACCATGTGCTGGTCAAGTTGTTGTAGCCTATGCCGAAGTTTCTAAACAGTTCAATCTGCTGCAACATGCTTTGTTCTACTGTAGCGGGAATGTCGTCAACGAATTTTGGAATGACTTGCTGTGCCAATGCACCTGTTGGTACAAACACATTGAGTGCCACAGGACCTGACCCGTCGGGCAAGTTGCCTAGTCCAGATGCTGTGCCGTCTAAAACTACAGCACTGATAGTGGCCCAAATTTCTAACTTTTCATCAGCACGAATTGGTACACCAGCTACCAAACGATTGTTGGCATCAAAGAAATAACCAGCAGGTGGAATAAATTTTACTAAGGATCCTTGAGTAACGTATTTGGCATTGTTGCTGGCATAGCTGCCAATACTCTGCGGTGTTAGATTACCAGTATTGTAAAAATATCCTGTGGTTTCGTTCACAACGGTGGTACTTTGATTCCACGCTAGATTTAGGACCAGCAGACTAGGGCGCAAGAAGTTGGCATAATAAAACTGCAACATCTGTCTGGAACTTAACAACGGTTCAATGGAGTTTGTAATGATGTCTACAATGTCGTTACGGTTAATCCAATCAAACTCAAAACTAAGCAAAGCATTTTGTTCGTACAACATGCCATCGCTGGCAAAAATGTTTGTGCTGGAATACTTGCCGGTTACATCTGCCAAGTCGATGTAACGTGTGGTACCAGTCGCTGAACGTGCCACTGCCTTGCTTTTGATAATATTGTTGTAACGAGTAAACGGAAAGTTGTTGTAGTCTTCGCCGTTGACCATTCTATTCTGTGTGTAGTAACGAGCTGGCGCACGTTGTTTGATTTCTTCTAATGTTTCGCGAGGTTGTGCATTTGATACAGGGCTAGTAATTCCGCAGTTGAATGTCAGCACTTCATTACGTCCATATCTGCTGACATAGGTAACTTCTAACACAACACTTTGCATTTCTTCAGGATTGATAATGTACTCTAATCCGTTGGAAGCACGAACATAGGTGCGGAAAAATCCCACAGGCACTTCTGAAAACACACCATCGCCGAATGTCAGAGTGATCTGATCATTTACACGGCTGGTTATGCTGTAGATCTTTCTTTGATTTGGGGGCAACTGCTCGACTGCTCCAGCATAAATGCTTTCGGCATAGGCCCACTCACTAGAAACTGTTCCGACGTCGTCTATTTGATACAACCAATAGTCTTCGTTGTTGACACCTTCGATGTTGATGTCAACTGTGCGATTGGTAATAGCTTCAGCTAAGTTGAAGTCTTGGTTCTGCAGCACACCTTGCTTGAACAAGAAGAAGAAACCAGTGTTGTTGGATCCAAATCCCAGTTGATCGTTGCGGAATAATATGTTGAATTCACCGTTGGGCTGTGGAGCTGGTTCATACACATAATTTTTGCCTTGTGTTGAAGAATTTACAGCTTCAAAAGGCATGTTGACACCATCAACGTTGGCAGTGTAAGGTATAACTGGCAAAAATCCTGTGGCAAAATTTATAGTATATTCAGAAGTCTCAACACCTAATATTGTTTGTTTGCTTGCCGGGCGGCCAATTTTTTGACTGGCAACAAGCGCAGCATTGATTATGTAGACAAATTGCTCTTGCCAGTTGATATTTGTAGGATCGTTCCAGTTGATAGTAACATTTGACAAGTTGATGCCGTTGATATCTGTAATACTTTCTGTGGTTTGAACCGAAAAAACTTTTAAAAAGCCCTGTGCTGCTTGGTTACGCTTGGGAGTATAGCTAACTAAATCAGCTAATCGAACTACTGAATCTCGGCGTTCTGCTGTGTCTAGGAAGTTTTCGCGAGCATTTAGATCATTGCGGAAGGCCAAGGCCTGTCCCATAAATGCCATAACATCTAGTAGGGCAATGAATTCTGACGATTCAATGTAGTCGTTGAATGTTTCTGGGTAGTATAAACGCAGATAGTCTACAAAACTCTTGCGTAGAGTTTCAAAATCGTAGCTTTGAAAGTCAGCTTCTCTGTAGGTTTGGTACAGACGCTTCCAATCTTCTACTCCAAATATTGCTGTTTGTCGCGCAGTTTTAGCCATGTCATCTCGTCAGTAGAGTATTTATTCGAGTTAAAAACAGCGTAGTTTTAGATGAACGTGGCTCTGCGAGTTTCTTGATCTAGAAATAACGACAGCAGTTGCGCTTCTGAACCGTTTACCACACGAACAAACAGTTCTATTAACATGCCATTATCCTGTGGGTACACTTGTGCATCTTGCAGGCTGACTCGCGGATCACCACCAGCTACACGTTGTACTTCGGCTAGGATTTCTTGTGTTGTGTCCACTGCTTGATTTTCAAACACATAGCTCCACAAGTTTGTTCCGTATTCAGGTCTTCCAGGAATTTCTCCCTTTTGAATATTAAAAGCATTAGACAAATCACGTTTGATCAACTCAAAGTCAACCAAAGTAAATTTTCTATACTGATTGATAGTATTAAATCCAATAAATGTGGTCATACAAATACTTATCCCTATAACGTGCCGCTGCTATTTGACCAAACGTGCCAAAGCGTCTTTATTGGCAGCCAGTTTTACTTCTTGTGCAATTTCTGCATCAATTTGTGCTTGCGACTGAAATTGCGAATCAGCGTAATTTACATTTGTAGTTCCTCTGGTTTGTGCCAATGCTGCATCTGCATTTGACCCTGCACCAGATACTGGCAGACCTGACCCTGTACCTAAGAATGTTGATTGTCCTGCAGATTGTGCAGTTTGTGTGCCAAACGTCTGTTGGAATTCTTGTAGGCTGCTTGTTCTACCTGTTGTGCCTGCAGTGCCTGCAGCGGCGGTGCTGCCAGTAGTGCCTGTTCCTGTACCAAACTTTGCCAATTCTGCTGCACCCCATTCATTACCAGCAGCAGCGCCAATACGTGCTGCTTCCCGTTCAGATTTGCCTTCAGCAATGGCCTTGTTGAACGCTTCAGTTCTTACTTCCTGCTGTCCTTTTCTAATGTCAATCGAAGTCACAGTGTAATCTGGCACTGGAACTTTCTTATCCCCAATGACTCCAGCAATGGCATTTGTTACAGGTAGACGATTCACAGTGCCCACTATACCAGCAATAGCTATGGGACCGCGAGCACTAGATCCACCAAACACAGCACCAATGATGCTGTTGGCAACTTTAATTGCCACTTGAGCATTTTTAGACAACTTGTTGATTTGATTTTGTACAAATGCATTGGCCTGACCTGCTGCCCACGATTTTACTGCATCAGGTCCAAACTTGGCCGCTGACTGTAATAAAGAACCCAATTGAGGAACTGTTTCTAATCCATTTAGCACACCAGTTTTGCGTAACGCCACAAGTCCGTCTTTCATTAGGCCTTGTTGCAGGCGTGTCTGTAACTGGGGATTGGTCAATATTCCGCCTAAGTTGCTGACTCCGTCCTTGCCAGTCCAGATAGTAGGGCTGGTCAATACAGCATTAAGTGCATTTGAATTGCCCAAATACTTGCGAATAGTGCCGGGCTTGATTAAACCCAGTTGCTCAAGTTGCAGTGGCGAAAACCCGTATTGTCCAATGCCTTTTAATGCGCTGAACGCATTGGCTGCCTGGCCTACACCAGCAGCAGCTGAACTTAATAGGCTAGTCACTTGCGGTACATTCAAACTGCCAATGCCGGTGGTAGCAGCTACTTGTTTGAGTATCTGCGCTGGACTCACTGCATCTGTTACCGGCAGGTTGGTCAAGCTGGCCGTGGCAGCAGTGGTAGGTGTAGTTGGTATTACAGAAGCTGTAGCAGGTGTGCCTACAAAACCAGAACTGTCACCGCTGGCGCCACCGCTGGCAGTAAACTCTGTCACAGTGGATTTGGCTTCTACACCACGGTTATGATAAGGATAAGGTTCATGAGTAGGCGCACGACTCACAATGGTTATCAGTTTGCCTTTTTCTTCTTCCCATCCCTTGCCTTCTACCCAGGCCACATCTGGCAGTTGTATATCTTCCAACAAGGCTGGTTTTGGTATAGATGCAGCGCCTGCCCCTGGGCCGTTTAAGTTGATTGTGCCACCTTTAAGGGCTAAACTGGATCCGCCGTCCCAGTTGCCAGACTGACTCTTAATACCCAGGCTACCAGATGCTGTCACACCAATAGAACTTTCGCTATACATGGATATATTGGTTTTGCTGGCCAGGTCTAGAGATTCGACAGAATTGATTCTGACTGTTTTGCTTTTGATATTGATACTTTCACCAGCATACATGTTGATGTTTTTATCAGCGTGTAAATTTATTTCGCCTTGAGAGCGCACGTTGACACTGTTGGTACTGAAAAGATCTATGGTACCTTCTGCGCCCAACTCTACCCAAGTCTGTCCATTAGCATGTAAGATATAAAAAAAGTTGCCGTCATCACTCATGGTGATCTGATGGCCTTTGCTGGATCTGATTCTTACCAGGTTGTCGAGGCCTTCAAGGTCTCCGTCGTCCATGACAATACTGTGTCCGCCACGACGTGCCACAACTTTCACGCTTTCCAGTTTAGAATCTTTGTTTTCTACTGTTTTCTTGATCTGCTTGTCGTCGTCACCGCCTTTAAATACAGGACGACCTGGTGTTGAGATTCCAAAAACTGCACTGGGACTTTCGCGTTGACTGTTGCTGGTAATGGGACCACGTTCTGTGTCGTTAATGACACCTTGTTGCAGCATTACTCCGGCCAGATATGAGTGTACCGGTTTTGGCTGATTAAAAAATTGAGGATTGTTGTCAATCTCATCGTTTTCGCTGTTGATTTCTGTTACTGGTAACTGTTTAGCGTTTTTAAAGTATTCTTTTTGCTCAGCGTTTTGCGTGTCAAATTTCTTACTGGCACCAATGGCCGGAATCATGTGAGCAATGCCAGGGTCTGGCACACAACCCATGTAATAGCCTTGGTTGGGATCGCCTGCTACAAAAAAACAAATGACCTGTGTGCCAATGTCAGGCGGCGTAAACCACATGCCATAACTTTGTGGATTTCCTACAAATGTTCCTGTACCTTTATTTGTACCGTTCTGCAATATTGATCCGTAAAAGGGCGGAATGTAGTTGACTGTGCGCCATAAACTTTCATCGTCGGGGTTGTCGCCGCCAAACTGTTCTATGTAAACTTGCAGACGTCCAGATCTTACGTTGTCAACGTTGTTCTTGACTTCGCCTATAAATGGACCAAACTCTGTGGGATTGCCGCCTCGATCAAACTTGTAGTTTTTACTGCGGCCACGATTGCGTTGTATATTTTCTGACATTAGTAATCCTTGGCTCCGTTTTGAGGTGGTGTATTTACTGGGGCTGTTCTACCTCGTATGATACCTGTAGCAGCTCCACCAGCATTGGATGTTACAGCCCCAACTGGCTGACCCCCACTGGCCGGAGCACGATTGGTCAATGGCTGTGCTGTCTGTGGATTGACTCGGGCTGTTGGGGCAGTAGCAGGTGATCGAGAAGGAGCAGATTTTGGGTCAATCGCAGTTATTTGACGTGCACCATTTCTAGGCTGCACTGGTGTAGGTATCACAGCAGGGTTTGCTATTGCGCCCGGGTAAGTGGCAGCCGCAGGACGCGGTGTAGTTGTAGCAGGTTCGCCGTTGCGACCTTGGCTGGCATTGGAGTTTGGGCCGGGTGTTAACGTAGAAAAATTTTCGTATTCTGACGGAGCATCATTTTTCTTGATAGCAGTAGACGGAAACTGTACCAGAAGTCCTTCAAGGTCTTGTGTGAATTTTCCTTGTTTGAAGCTGCTGGTCACGCTTATAGCACGGAAAATATTACTCTGTGTAGGGCCTGGACCTAGTGAATCAATTTCGTTGGCACCATTGGTTCGTTGGTTGGGATTCATTAAACCTGTGGTCAAATCGTAATCAACTGGTTTGTTCCAACCAATTTCAAACAGGGGCTGTTGTATTTCGTAATTGATGGTACCGTCGGGATAAAATGGGCTGTAGTTGAAAGCACGTATGCTTCGATTTATTTCGCCTTGAGCTATCCATGCCGGGTCACCTACAATGGTTATTTTTACACGACTCAAGTCGGCAGGACTGTACAAGCTGGTGGCTGCGTTGGCAGCAGGCTCGTTGATCTTTCCATCCTGACCTTGGTCACTTTCTTGGCTGCGAGTTTGATAAGACTTTTTAGGCAATTCGCGATAGTCTATAATGGGGCCATTCTTGGGTGGTTGATTGCCGTTGACCACAATATAAAAGAGATTATTGAAGTCTTGTTGGTAATCCAGTATCTCGACGTTTTCGCCTGTGAACCAATAGTAGTATTTTTTATGCGTACCGTTGTAGGGACTATCGTTAAAATATTCGCTTTTTAGGTCATTGACTTTGTAGGGATTCACGCTGTAAGTTATCTTGTAGGCATAATCGTTACGTTTGGGATCATACTTGATGGGCAAGGCCTGTACTCCAATACGATACCAAGCAGTCAATGGCGGTGCTTTGCCGTTTTTGATTTCGTTGCCTTCTTCGTCGTACTGTGTTATTTGTTGTTCGTAGATATAGCTGCTGGTTCTCACAGCTTGATCTATAAACTGAATTATGCTCATGCCAGCCACAGACGGTTTGGTCTGTGTATTGGGGTTCATTGAGTTAGTGGCAGGATTTTTGGCCTGACCTGCTGTGGTTGGAGTAGGTTGCCCTACTTTGGTTTTGTCGACCACTCCCGGCGGCTGGGTTTTAGCATTGCTAATCACTGGGTCCGGAAATACTATTTCATACTGGTCAGGGACTGTGAATATTCCATCCTTGACTCGTTCTTGTTCGTATTGGTTCAGTGCATCCATTAGACCGCCAGTTATGGTTTTTTTAGGTGCAGCATTGGCCTTGGGCGGCGGAGGCGATGTGCCTGGGCCGTCTTGTGCGGTTTCCGAGGCAATTTGTTCTCGGCCATCTTGTTGTTCTTTTTCGTTATAGGAGGCCTTGCCCCCAAAGAGTCCTGCGATGGTTTCGGCTTGCAATTCTGTGTTGTAAGGTATTATGCCTCGGGCCTGACCCGAAGCTTGATTATTTCCAGGAACCACAGCTTCGCAGTTGTATTCTGTCAAGGTATTGGCCACACGAAATCCAATTTTTGTAAATTGAAAAGGTATGTATTTTTCCACTAGAGCGTATTGATCTGTTCTGACATTTTTCGTCAAGTTGTCAGGTCTAACTAGCATTCCATTTTCATCGTAGCCATAGAATCTAATGACCATGAGATAATTTTGTGCTGCATAATTTTGTTTTTTGCCCACATATTGTTCGCAGGCACTGTACAGGTTGTCTAGAAAACTGATGCCGTTGGGTTCAACAATTTTAAATCGCATGTTAGTGACAGCATTGGCACTGCTGGTACCCTTGCCTGGTTGCAGATTGGTGATGGTAAAATCATCAATGTAAAAATCCAATGGAAAATATTGATTGCGGCCCGCAGCAGTGGGCTGAGTACCTGCTGTTTCCCCGGTTATGCCATCTAGTTGAGAATCGGTTGATGTAGGTGTAGATGATGGTGACGGCATGCCTCCACTTTGTATCAACAGTTGTGAACCCGGAACTACAATTCTTCCGCCCAATACTGTTTTTTCGTAGTCTTTGGGAGACATGATATAAAGGCTGAGATTATAGGTATAAGATCCATACTTGGCCAAGGCATTTGGTTGAGGAGTAATCTTTGATCCGCTGCCGGCAAAAACATTTTTGAGTCCTTGTAATGTGCCTGCTCTGCCGGCTGCATCTTGCCCTAGCGCACCAACACCAGCATTTTGACCAGCAGTGGGGGCATCTGGTCTTGCTCGTTGGGTGGGTTGAGCAGTGGGCGGCGGGGTTGATTGTGTTGAAGTTATGCTACGCACCGGTGCATTAGTGCCTTCGTCATTTTCTGCGCCGGGACGACGGGCATTAGTAGGTACTGCAGGTGTAGGTGGTACTACTCGACCATTAGGTCCAGTTTGAATCAGATTAGGAGCTGCCGGCAGCGTGGTATTGGCATTTTCTTCTCGACCTTGTTGTTCATTTCTAACCAAGGCGCCAGAATTATCTGCTGGCCTTTCGGCAGCAGTTGCTTGTCGTAGTTCTATTGTGTTTGATGCCAATTCAGAACGTGTTTCAGCAATGGCAATTCTGGCATCGTTGATGGCCGTACGACTTGCACCACGTTGCTGAAGTTTTGCATATTCTACTTCTAGAATAGCAAGGTCTCGCTCTAACGAGGCACGCTGCCTTGTAAGTTCTGCTACTGTGGACATTGATTAGAATCCTAACACATTGCGTAGTGTTGTTATTTTTGGTACATAGATTTCGACACCCACTAAGAAATCCCATGGTGGTGCAGTCAGGGTATTAGGGTTGCGTTGATAAAACACCCACCACAAGCGCGAATCATTATACAAGTCAAATGCCAAGAGATCAGGTCTGAACTGATAAGTTTGATTGACTACAAAAAGATAATCGTCAGGTTCTCTTGATATAGGTCGATTGACCATGTTGTCAAGATAAAATTGCGTATAGTTGGTGTCGTAGTAGGGACTAGTTGAACTGTAAACGGCCATTACCAGAAGCCTCCTTTGACCAGGTTACCATTAGCAAATTCTTTAAGACTAAATTGTTTGCTGACTTGACTGCGTGTTTGTATTGCCAGTAGTGTTATTTGTATATCCATTTTGGTTGGTACGTAGGTAGGGCTATTGGTTCCCAAACTAGGCGGTGCAGGAGGGGTATATAAACCACCTTGTGGCAGTCCTGCGTTTTGTAATCTGCTGACTGACGGATTTATAAAAGGTGTTACTCCTGACTGTAAACTTCTGCGGTTGCTTAGATTGGTACCGTCGTTGTTGGGACTCAGTGCTCGTATGTAGTCCACATCTGCAGGCAAGGTGTAATTAAAGTTAGTGACCACGCAAGGATGCCGGTTGAACTGATATTCGCCCAGGCCTTGTAAGAATACCAGAGGTGGTGGGGCTCCGCGATGTGCAGAATCATCCTGGCCGTAAAACATCTTGGTCACTGAACGGAAAAAATGTATCACTGCCAGCAAGTAGTTGGCTTCCTGGGTATCTTGCGCTGTAAAGGTAGCATTGATGCTGATGTCGCCTACGCTGGAACCTTGATAGAAATATCCTTTGTAGTTGCTGTGTGTCAATTCGTAGGCATTGTACTTGGCCTGGTAAGCAGTGGTGATTGCTGGAGTATAGGGAAATATTACTCCATCGGAGCCGGACTTGCTTAAAGGTGCTAGAATTCCAGGATTTGGCGCATTGTAAAGATAGTCGGCACTGCCGGCTAGACGCAACCTCACACGCCAGTCACCGTCGTTGACCTGTTTCTGTTGCTGGTTAATAATGTTTTGTTGCTTGGCCAAGGCCTTGGCTGCTTTTTGTCTGTTGGCTGCCAACTGCTGCGGAGACAGTGTTGTTTTGGGATTTACAAGCGGGATTGAACTGCCTAACCCATCAAGGATGCCAGCAAACGGATCAGAGCCGCCACTAACTGCACCGGCGCTGCGTTTAACACCGCCAAACAGTCCACCAAAGAAATCACCGCCATCGCCACCACCGGTGTCGCTGAAATCGCTAAAACCTGTATCACCAGAATCTACATCGCTGGGCTCAGCTTGGAACTCGCCCACGTCTTCTTCGTTGCCATAAAAGTCATCGTAGCCTGTGTCAATAGTGGGTATGTCCACTGGCTCTGACTGGAATTCACCTATATTAAAATCAGCATCAGTGCCGAAGTCCTGGGCTTGTGGATCAACACCAAAGTCCTGTGCATCCGGAACTTCTATGGGTGGTTCTTGACCAAAATCTTGTGCTAGAGGAACTTGCGGATCTTCTGTAACAACATCAAACTGCGAGTTAAATCTGGCCGTGGCTTCTGCTTGTGCTGCATCTGTTGCGGCTGCCTCTTGAGCTAAAAATATTTCATACGGGCTAGGCGACGGTGGAGCTGGAGCAACAGTTGGCGTGTCAACACCAAAATCTTGTGCTGCTGGAACTTGTGGATCAACTCCAAAGTCCTGTGCTTCTGGAACTACTATTGGAGGTTCTTGACCAAAGTCTTGCGCTGCTGGAACTTGTGGATCAACTCCGAAGTCCTGTGCGGGTGGAACTACGCTTGGTGGCGGTGTATCAGTTGGAATTAGTGTACCAGCGCCAGCTGCTACAATTTGATCTTGATATTGTGTTTGTACTTGTGCTTTGGCCGCTAAGTCAGATTCCGTTGTTATTCGAGCAAGTTCTTCGTCCGGGATTGGTGTGCCAGGCGCTGTACCTGTAACTGCACGATATTCAGCCACCTGTTGATTGGCCAAGTCTTGCTGTATTGCTCGTTGATCAGTGATCAAGGCTTTTGCAGTTTCTGGGTCTTCAATTGCCAATGTACTGAAACTGAAATTTTCAATTTTACCAGTAGCAGCTGGTACCTGTTGGTTAGTGGCAGAATCAACCGGCGGTGCTGTAACAGTAGGCGGTGGTGTGTCAGCTGGTACAGTAGTACCTGCATCTGCTGCTTGAATTTGATCTTGATATCTAAAGTTAGCATCGGCTGTGGCATCTATTTCGGCCCTGGCAGCAATTTGCACTTGTTCACTGACCGATATTGGGCCGCCTTCTACTGCTTCACGTTCGGCAATGCGTTGTGCGGTAAGCTCTTGTGCTGTCTCTGTCTTGAAAGCAGTATATTCTTGCGCAGTAACTGGATCATTTTGCAACAGGGTTTCAGTGGACACTGCCACAACTCTAGTTGGAGGAACAACCACTTGCGGGTTGTTTGTGACAGCAACTGGTGCTGGTGCCGGAGGTGGTGTATCAGCCGGTACTGTGGTGCCAGCTCCTGCTGCTTGAATTTGATCTTGGTATCTAAAATTGGCATCGGCTGTGGCATCTATTTCAGATCGAGCAGCAATTTGCACTTGCTCACTGACTGATATTGGACCGCCTTCTACAGCTTCTCTTTCGGCTATGCGTTGTTCAGTAAGCTGTGCAGCAGTTTCAGCCTTGAAGGCAGTGTATTCTTGTGCTGTTTCTGGATCGTTTTGTAATAATGTTTCAGTTGACACTGCCACAATTTTAGTTTGGGGTACAACCACTTGAGGATTGTTTGTGACGGTAGCAGGATTGGTTGTTGGCGGCGGAGTATCAGCAGGTACTACAGTGGCAACATTTGCTGCCTGCAGTTCGTCCTTGTATATGGCATTGGTGTCGCTTCTTGCTCGGAAAGCTGCGACAGACTCAATTGTTGCTCTTTCCTCTGCACTAACAGGTCGGCCAAGTTCTGCTTCTACCACTTTGATTTCGTTGGCTGCGTCTCTTTCTGCTCGAGCAGTAAAAGTCTCTTGCCACTGTTGGTACAGCGCAGGATCTTTTTGTGCCAGCGCAGATTGATTGACATTTTCTACTCTGACATTGGCCGAACTAGGAACCTCAGGATCAATGGTATTGTCAACCGGACCTGGATTTGAAATAAAGTTTGGATCCGCATCATTGGGCAGAGCTGGAACATTTACATCAGCTGGCACAATAGTCGGCGGTGGAGTGTTGGCTGGTACTGACTGTGCTGCATCAGCTGCTTCAATTTGATCTTTATATTTGTTGTTTACAATGAATCGTGCTGGTGCATCTGCATACGCATCAATGCCAGCAATTTGTCTTTCGGTTGCAGGAGAACCTTGGGTTGCTTCAAGTTCTCTGATTTGAGATGTTACAATCTCATTTTTTGCATCTAAAAAATCTTTATTATAATTGGCAGCCGCAGCAGGATTTGACTGTTGTAATACTACCTGATTGACTGGTCCTTCAATACGAGTTTGAGCCTGTGATTGTACAGCTGGTTCTGACGGCGAATCAACGATATCCGGATCAGCTTTTTTTCTTCCACCAAAGTCTTGTGGCGGAGGTAAACCTATCTGTGGATCAGAACCATAATCTTGTGCAGGAGGAATTACCGTGGGAGGTTCAGAACCAAAGTCTTGTGGCGGAGGTACTCCTATCTGTGGATCAGAACCATAATCTTGTGCAGGAGGAATTACCGTGGGAGGTTCAGAACCAAAGTCTTGTGCAGGAGGTACTCCTATCTGTGGATCAGATCCATAATCCTGCGCTGTTGGGACCACTATGGGTGGTTCAGAGCCAAAATCTTGTGCCAGTGGAACTTGTGGATTTGCTGCTGGTACTACTACTGCAGGAGTTCTATCAGTAAAGTAGTTTTGCACTATAGTCGGTTGTTGTACCACTTGTGGATTTGCCGCAGGCGGTATAGGTGTTGGTTTAAACACAGTCGGGGCCGGCACAGGAAAAGCCTGAGCAACCTGCGGATTTGCAGCAGGTGCCACAGGTGTTGGTGTAATGCCAAACAGGTTAGACAACAGTGCAGATATACTTGAAAATATATTAGGTACCTGTGGATTAGCTGCGGGGAAAACAGGTCTAACGTCAGCAGTTCCTGTGTAATTAACTGTATAGGTTTGTTCGCCATAAAAATCGTCAAACCCGGTGTCGCTGGCAGGAACAACCGGGTTTGCATCAGTAAAGTAGTTTTGTACAATAGGTGTTGCTGGCACTTGTGGATCAACACCAAAGTCTTGTGCATCGGGTACTATTATCCGTGGATCAGAACCAAAGTCCTGTGCAGCAGGAACTTGTGGATCAACTCCAAAGTCTTGTGCAGGTGGAAAATCTGATATTCTGGCTTCTTCGCCAAAGTCCTGTGCAGGCGGTAAACCTATTTGTGGGTCAGATCCAAAGTCCTGTGCGGGTGGAAATCCAGTAGGAGGTTCAGAACCGAAATCTTGTGGTTGCGGAACTTCTGGGTTTGTAACAGGTACCACTGGTTCAGCATCAAATTTTTTCTTAATGGCGAAGTTTTCTTCAGGCTGTGGTACTTCGGGATTGATAGTGTTGTCAACCGGTGCCGGATTAGGAATAAAGTTGGGATCTACGTCGTTAGGCAGTGGTGGAACTTCCGGATCAGATGCTGGGCTAACAGGTGCAGGCACTTGCGTGGGATTTTGCACTGTGCCAGGGTAGTTGCCGGGCACTTGTGGATCAGTTGAACTATCCTGCGGTATTGGAGTTAAATCGGCCATTTTTTTATCCTATGTGTTATTTACCGTGATTGAAAACGGCTAACATTATACAAAAAGAATGTTGCTTTTTTGCAACATTGTGTTATAATAAGTAATCTATTAGGAGATACATGTTGTCAGCAACCGCTCCCCCAACCCCCAAGGTAGTGCCTATTAAAGCACCAGCAAAAGTAAACTACCTCAACAACAGGGATTTATTAAAACAAATACATCTAAGTAAAAACACATATTGCACATACTTGAATCCCAAAACTGATCATCAATATGATATTATTTTGTCATCTGTTGACAAGATCAACCAACGTACCATTGCTGAAGCTAGACGCAATCGTGCCGATCGTCTCAAACGAGAGACCGGAATAGTGCATAACGAAAAGAAAATTCCCAATACTGATCTAGTGTTCAGAATTACTTGTTGGGAACACATACCAATTGCACCTAAAAAAGTGCCCAAGGTTACCGGCAAAAAGAAAAAACTACAGGATATTTTGGATCTGGAAGAACCTACAGAAGATCCCTTAGCGGACATAGTAGACGAAATTGTACTGGATCCCACTCACGTTCGAGTTAACTTTCCTCCATTTTATCACTATCGTATAACCGAAGACAAAGACCCGTACCTGGTGGGCAAGAGTCACTGGAAAGGAGATTTGTTAAACGGCGAATATTCTCGCGGACACGGAACAATGACTCCCGAGTTGGCTCGCATGTTCTTAAAGCTGTGCGAACGATACGCTACCCGCTCAAACTGGCGTGGCTACACTTACAACGAAGAAATGCGCGGGCAAGCCCTGCTACAGCTGAGCCAGATTGGTTTACAGTTTGATGAATCCAAAAGTCAAAACCCATTTGCCTATTACACCGCAGCCATTACCAACAGTTTTACCCGAATCTTAAACATTGAGAAAAAGATGCAGAACATTCGCGATGATATCTTAGAAATGAACGGACTCAATCCTAGCTGGACTCGCCAAAACTCAAACAAGGCTTCGCACAGGCCAGGAGAGGTCACCATGATCGATCCCAGCACATACAACTTGTCAGAAGAAGCCGAATAGTTTGACTTTGCTCAAATAGTCTTGTATACTTGTAAGTATTCTTGTGATCTAACAATAAGGAAGCTATGAGTAATTTGTTCAAAAAGGCAGCAGTCTGTACCGACATACACTGGGGACTCAAAAGCAACAGCCTGGTGCACAATCGCGACTGCGAAGCTTTTGTGGATTGGTTCATTGCCACTGCTCGACAAAACGGCTGCGAAACTGGAATGTTTCTGGGTGACTGGCACAATCATCGTGCCAGTATCAATCTACAAACACTTCAGTTTAGTTTACGTGCTTTAGAAAAGCTGTCAGCTGCATTTGATCAGTTTTACTTTATTCCTGGCAACCACGATCTCTACTACAGAGATCGACGCGACATTCACGGAGTCGAGTGGGCTTCGCACTTGCCCAACATGCATATTTGCAATGACTGGTTCCAATCCGGCGATGTGATCATTGCTCCTTGGTTAGTAGGCGACGATTATAAACGCATTTCTAAGTTGAGTGCCAAGTACATGTTTGGACACTTTGAGTTGCCACATTTCAAAATGAATGCCATGGTGGAAATGCCCGACCATGGCGAACTCCGAGTTGATAATTTTGGCAACTTTGATCGAGTGTTTAGCGGGCACTTTCATTTACGACAGCAGAAACGCAATATCAACTACATTGGCAACTGCTTTCCGCATAACTTTGCCGATGCCGGTGATGATGCACGTGGCATGATGATATTGGATTGGGGTGCTGAGCCCGAGTATCATGCTTGGCCTGCGCAACCTCGCTACAGAGTGTACGGGTTGAGTCAAATAATTGACAATGCTAAAGATTTATTAATGCCCGGTATGCATGTACGAGTCCAGCTAGATATTGAGATCAGTTACGAAGAAGCCAACTTCATCAAAGAAACTTTTATGCGCGATTATAATCTAAGAGAAATGGCCTTGATACCCAACAAGAACTCAGCAGTAGACACTGACATGGCACCAGGTGAGATCAAGTTTGAAAGTGTAGATCAGATTGTGACAGATCAGATTACTGCTATCGAAAGTGAGTTTTACGATCCCAAACTCCTATTAAAAATATATCAGAATCTATGATCTATTGCGTTTGGTACCCCAGTGGCGGGTTTGGGCATTTTGTCAATGCTGTGTTGACCTTGCACGGAGAAAATTTTGCAAGGCCAAAAAAACAACAATATTCATTCAGCAACAGTGGCGATAGCCATCAGTTGGAACTGGCGGCACCAAAATTCTTTAAGAATCCCAACAACTACAGTTTTGATTTTGACAGCACACTAAATTACTCAGTGCTGATTGACAATGGAATCAACGACGAATCAACCTTGTTTGTTAAATATTTTCCAACTGCCTGTATTGTAAAGATTTGTTACAGTGACCATACCTGGCCTATTGTTGCCCACACCATGATTGAAAAGGCCATGGGCATGGATATTTCTCAGGTAGTTTCGGTTGGGCCCGAATGGGCCAACTCCGGCGATTGGGCAATCAGGGAAAAGTATTTTTTATTTTTAAGAGATAATCCGTTAAAGCAGGCCTGGCGGATTGATTCTGAATACAAGTATTTAAAAATTGATCACTTGCTGTGTTACGACGATTTTTGTAAACAGTTGCAATCATTGGGAATCAGCACCAGTGACTTCAAAACACTGTGGGATGATTGGAAAATCAGCAATCAAAAATACATCCGTCCGATCGAGGCGGCCCGGCAGATCATGCTGGACATAAAAAACAAAAACTATTCAGACTTGTTGCACACAACTGATATTTGGACACAGGCGATAGTTTATTATTACATTTGGTTGGAATACAACTTTGAAGTGCCACACAACGACTACAGCGAGTGGTTTACAAATACAAAACAAATTGCTATAATGTTAAACGAACACGGAGTCAACCATTGATCCAAATTAAGAATCTTACAGTAAGAAATTTTATGAGTGTGGGCAATGCCACACAAGGTGTAGATTTTGATCGACAAGACTTAACATTGGTTCTGGGTGAAAACTTGGACCTAGGCGGTGATGGCAGTCGTAACGGCACCGGTAAGACCACAATCATCAATGCACTGAGCTATGCACTTTACGGCACGGCCCTCAGCAACATACGCAAAGACAATCTGGTAAACAAGACCAACGGCAAAAACATGCTGGTCAGTTTGGATTTTGCAGTTGGTGGACAGGAGTATCGCATTGAACGTGGACGTAAGCCTAATGTGCTGAGATTCTATGTCAACGACCGTGAGCAAGAAATTGCCGACGATGCACAAGGCGACTCAAGAGAAACACAAGATGCCATTGAGCGTACTCTAGGACTAAGCCACGACATGTTCAAACACATCCTGGCCTTGAACACCTATACTGAGCCATTTTTGAGTCTCAAAGCCAACGATCAACGCACCATCATTGAGCAGTTGTTGGGCATTACCATGTTGAGCGAACGTGCTGACAAGATCAAAGAGCTCAACAAAGCAACCAAAGAAAGCATACAGCAAGAAGAATTCCGTATTCGTGCTGTACAAGAGGCTAACAAACGTATCGAAGAACAGATCGAAAGCTTACGCAAGCGACAACGCATGTGGGGCAACAAACAAAGCGAAGATGTTGCCAAGTTAGAATCAGCCATTGCCAGCCTTGAACACATTGATATCGAAGCAGAACTAGCTGCTCACAAGGCTCTCACAGAGTACAACAATCTAGTCAAAGAACGTGCTGATATTAACAAGTCGTTAACTCGAGCACGACTTGACCAAGATCGCGAAAAGAAAACTGCAGATCGAATAGCAAAAGAAGTTGCTGCTTTACTAGAACACAAATGTCATGCATGTGGGCATGAGTTGCACGATGACAAGCATGAATCTATTATTGCAACCAAACAGAATGAGCTTGATGTAGCCTGTGTCGAAGTTGATTTGGCTGGCGTTACTATCGTGGAACTTGAAAACGAGCTAGAGGATCTAGGAGAAATTGGTGCACAGCCCAGGGTATTTTACGATACCTTAGAGGATGCCCTTAATCATCGCAACAGCTTGGAAGCCTTGCGAAAAGAGTTGACCGCACGATCAGCCGAAACAGATCCTTACAGTGAACAGATTGTGGACATGCAGAATCAAGCCTTGCAAGAAGTCACGTATGACACCATGAACGATCTGACACGCTTGCAGGATCATCAAGACTTCTTGCTCAAGTTGCTGACCAGCAAAGACAGCTTTATACGCAAAAAGATCATTGAACAGAATCTCAGCTATCTAAATGCTAGGCTCACACACTACTTGGATCGCATTGGCTTGCCGCATACGGTGGTATTTCAAAACGATCTCACTGTCAGTATTGAAGAACTGGGCCGCGAGTTGGATTTTGATAACTTGTCACGTGGTGAACGCAACAGACTTATACTAAGTATGAGTTGGGCCTTCCGAGATGTGTTTGAAAGCCTGTATCAACCCATCAATGTCCTATTCATTGACGAAATGATTGACTCAGGGCTAGATACACAAGGTGTAGAAAACAGCTTGGCCTTGCTGAAGCAAATGAGCAGGGAACGCCACAAGAGTATTTGGCTGGTCAGTCACAGAGATGAGTTGGCTGGACGTGTTGAAAATATCTTGCGTGTGGTCAAAGAAAATGGGTTTACCAGTTACAATACCGATGTCGATATCATTTGATCATTATCCAGTAAAAGTACTGCACTTGGAGCCCACTACCATGTGCAATGCTGCCTGCCCTCTATGTCCTAGAGAGAATCCCTTCAGATTCAACAAAGAACAGGACATACATCATTTAACTGTGGATCGTATAAAAGAATTATTTTCTACAGAGTTTATTAAAAATCTTGACAAGATGTTCATGTGTGGCAACTACGGCGATCCTGCTGCAGGTGTTCATACCTTGGACATATATCGCTATTTCAGAGAAATCAATCCTGACATCACATTGGGAATGAATACCAATGGCAGCTTACGCAATGCTGCCTGGTGGAGTGAGTTGGCAGGGATATTATCCAATACTCTTGATTTTGTAATTTTTAGCATTGATGGATTAGAAGATACCAATCATCTGTATCGTGTGAATACACAGTGGGAAAAGATCATAAAAAATACCACGGCTTTTATACAGGCCGGCGGCAATGCACAATGGGATATGCTGATATATGATTACAACTCACACCAGGTAGATCTTGCTGAGGTTGTGGCACGACAAATGGGATTTTCTTGGTTTAGAGCAAAAGTAAGCAAACGTAAAAATACAATAGCCTGGCTACAGCCACCTGCGGGCTGGGTTCCGCCTGTGCTCAACACTGGCCCAATCATGTGCCACGCCAAAAAAGAACAAAGTTTATATGTGAGTGCTGCTGGCATTGTGCATCCTTGTTGTTTCTTAGGACACAACGATGGTGCTGTTGTGGATCAGTATGAAGAAATTAAACAACACTGGAATACACCCGAATGTCATCCCACGTGCAAACTTGTATGCTCCACTGATGAAAACTCAACTCATTTTAGTAAGCAATGGAGACTGGAGGTTGAACTTTAAATGTCTGATCTGCTGATGGTTACAGCACCGTTCACTTATACATTTGGTCCCAGCCTAGCCCCTGCTTTACTGAAAGCATGTGTACAACGAGATGGATTTTCCTGCAGTACTTGGGACGCAAGTGCTGAGTTCAACTTTGACTATCAGACACACAATAACTACTCGTCTGTGACAGCGTGGATGCAATCCCCAGAGCTACAGTTATCCACAGCTGAGTTTGAGTGGTACACTGATATTGTTGTTGGTTATGCCCGGCGCATTGTCGAAACATATCAGCCCGCAGCTCTGTCTATTTCTGTGCTGACACAAAACAGTCAACGGTTTGTTGAAGATCTGTGCTATCATGTGCGACTGCTGAATAATCAAATTAAAATTATACTGGGTGGTAGCGGTCTTAATATTTTTTTATTTCAGTACCAGAAGAGATGGCACGAGTTAATGCTGGACTCAGGGTTAGCAGATTGTGCTTTACTGGGCGAAGGCGAATATGCTCTTGGTCAGATACTGAAAGAAAACACCACAGGCACATTGACAGTGACTCAACTTACTAACGAACAACTCAATGCTGTTCCTGTGCCTGACTATTCAGATTATAATTTTCAGTTGTATCCCAAAACTCTAAGAAGTTACTGGAGTTCTGCCAAAGATTCCCGAGTTGATTCCGACGGACATGTTTTTTTAATAACTGCCAGCAAAGGGTGTGTTAAGAACTGCAATTTTTGTGATGTAGGGAACATTTGGAATAGATTCAGATATCGCAGCGGCATCAGTGTAGCTAACGAGATGATTGAGCTACATCAAAAATACCAGGCAACTTATTTTAGTTTTACTGACAGTTTAATCAACGGTGGGTTGAAACCTTTTTGGGAAATGAACAATGAACTGGCCCAACGGTTACCTGACACTATAAAATACGAAGCACAAATGATTTGTCGATCACAGCGCGACATGCCTGAAAAATACTTCGAAGCCATGGCACGAGCTGGATGTCATCGTGTACAGATTGGCATGGAATCTGGCAGCGAACAAATTCGATTGCACATGGGCAAAGGCAGCAGTGCCGACGATGTCGACTACACTACAAACATGCTGATCAAATACAACATATATCAATCTTGGAACATAATTGCTGGTTACCCCGCTGAGACCGACAAAGACTGGCAAGAAACTATGAAACTGATCCGATACTGGGTTCCCCGCAGCAATGGATTATTAAAAATATCACCAATAAACACTTTCCTGTTGTTGGACGGTGTGCCCATGACTCAGGATCAGAACTTGGTAGATCATTTTCAGATGCACGTTGACAACGTCAACGGGTACTCAACATTTGCTTGGGTCAGTGCCAACAACCCCACTAATACCTTTGATGTCAGAGTAAAAAGATTTATCGAACTGTGTGAAACATGTATGGATTTTGAAAACGATTCGGATCAAATAAATCATTTGCAAAGAAAAATTAATACAGTAAAAAAACAACTAGACTGGTACAAAGATGCTAAACCCCAAAAGATTTTCAATATCACTAAATCTTAAAGAACATTCTTTGCCTGACAAACAGCCAGAGTATGTGATACGACTAGACGGTGTGCCTGTGGGGAAAATTTCACACTGCGATATTGGGCCACACTGCTTGGAGATAGAATTTCTTAACAAAGGCCAAAATGACACCGTGGTCAATGAAAAAAATGTTATTGTACATGACTTGGCTGTAGAAATATTACAGTTGATTGTAGACAACACAGATATCACACACGTTGCCAAGAAAACAGCAGTTTATACCACCGATGCTGGTATTGAAAACACTTATGGATACATGCACAAAAAAGGAATAATCAAAATAGATTTTGTTTGTCCACCATTTTATCATTTACGAAATTTGCAAGTATTACATGATCCATCATAACTATACGCATGACATGGTATTATAATGGAACAGAAGTCTCGGAACTACCTGAGGATGCCATTGGATTTGTTTATTTGATTACAAATACTACCAATGGCAAGATGTATGTGGGCAAAAAGCTCGCAAAGTTTGCAAAGACCACTTATAAAGTAGTAAAATTAAAGAACGGCACTAAAAAGCGAAAGAAAATCAAAAGTAAAATAGACTCAGACTGGCAACAATACTACGGCAGCTCCCCCAATCTCACAGAAGACATCAACATCCTAGGCAACAGCAATTTCAAACGCGAAATATTATACTACTGTAAATCAAAAGCCGAATGCTCGTACATAGAAGCACGTGAACAATTTTCACGTCGAGTACTGGAATCAGATGACTACTACAATGGTCACATTCAAGTGCGTGTACATGGATCACACATAAAAAACAAACTTTGACAGGCAACGAACGGCAGTAACGACTAGCACTGGTTCATATCGAGTGCCCTAAACCTGGACGAGAGTCGCAGGGATGGAAGTCTTCTCGCTGCAAGAAGCACTCAATCACTATCCTTGACAGGACGACGATCGCTTAGTAAGACCTGCGATTTGATTGTTTGAAGATGACAAAAAGGCAAAAAGAAGGGAGAAAAACCCTGAGTTTGTGCATACGACTGCGTGTGTGACACAGACTACCGTTGTATATTAAGACGGAACGAGCAGGTACCGGACAACCGCCTGTGCGATGTAGATGTTTTGCATTATAGTTCTAACGCTAGTGTGGCTGGGCTACTCAGATGAGGTTCCAGTTTTTTCTTAACCCTTCGGTGGGTTAAGTGTGGCCAGTTAATCTAGATGAGATATGTACAACTGCTCTGTTCACTACTAGATAAGAAAATAATGTTGTGAACGAAGTGAAACCACAGATGTGCGTCAGCACATCTTACAAGTCATCAGGATAATCCCTGAATAGTGCATGTTGAATGTCACCTGAAACAAACTGATTGAATGATTTGTGTTTTGTCTCTAGCTCACCTTCTAGTGGTGCAACTCTTCGGAAGGCCATGTCCATTTGTGCCATGTCAACGAACTCCATCATAATGTGCCACTCTGGCATGTCAGCAATGCTGCGAAATCCCATCTTGCATCTGGTGATTCTAAACGATTCCATCTTGTGTTCATCGACCAGGTGTTGTAAGAAACTGCGCATGTTGTTGACCCAGTCTATGTCGCTGATGTCGCCTTCTTTGTTTGCCCAGATGTGGTATATGTCTGCCATTATATCATTGGTCCTAGTAGTTCAAAGCCTTGGAGGCCTTGCTTGTATAAATGTGCTTGGTCCAGGTACAGGTACTTGAATCCCCGTTCCTTATAAATTGCACATTCGGTTATTAGGCTTTCGATGCCTAATCTCAGTTTGGGTCGGTGATATGTCCATGCAAACTGTTCGCATAGTGCATTATGTTTGTCGTATAGCTTGATTAAACTAAACGCTACCAACTCGTCGTTGTCGTAGTATCCTAGTATATCAGTATTGGGATCGGTGTACTGGCTTTTAAATATAGGCATTACACTACCAAAATGCTTATAGATACAATAAGTTCTATAGATATCGTTTAGTTGAGTTATGTTTTCGTCAGAAGCCGATAGATAACTGTACGTTGTGGTAGGGTAGTATGAGGTCTTGCTGAGATCAATACGTGCGTATTCGTATGTCATGATCTTGGATCTTCGCGGCCAGCAAACAAAACTTTCAAGTATTCTTCATCCCACCCATTGTAAAAGCCTTTGTTGCCCAG